GCCCGTGCCTTTGAGGCACTTAATGCTTGTGCTGAATTTTGTCCGTGAAGTTGACCAGCATATGCACTCTCAGGGTTAAAGACGTTACCGGGACCAAGTCCCTGTGCCTGTGCCCCCATTGCCATCGGATTGAATGCCCGTGACTGTCGGCCCAAAATTGCTAAAGCTGGATCAGCACCGAGTGCTGCACTCATCCCCATCTGGCTTTGAGCGAATTGTTGCCGTCCTCGTCTGCGTTGCTCCATCAGGTCCAACTCGGCCAAGCTGGACATGGCTTGGTCGGAAATTCCACGACCGAATCCACGTTCACTCTGTCCTTGGGCCACACTTTGCCTCAGATTGCGTTTTTGGGCTGCGGTTAACTGTCCACCTAGTTGGAGTTCTGAAAGTGCCTGTGCGTTCAATTCTCGCCTCAGAGCAGCGGTTTGGGGGTCGGCAGATTCAATGGCTGCGGCGGCCCGACCTCCAAATTCCTCTAGTGCCTGAACGTCTGCCAACCGTTGGTTGCGAGTGGCATCCAAATCCATGCGTGATAAAGCAGGGTTAATTTCATTTTCATACAACGCCATTAACCGAGGTGCCATCTCCTCTATGATGCCTGCCTGAATGCCTGCATACTTTGGTTGGTACTCTGCCTCCGACTCAAATAATTTATCTGCAAACTCTAACTGAGTCTTCAGATTATCTCGGTACTCTTTAGAGTAGTTACGACTTTCGTTTTTAATTTTAGTGCTGCCCATTGTTTTTTAACTCCTGTGCCTTTTTGTAAAATTTCTCCCAAGGCCAAACCTTGGGGCTAGGGTCCTCTCGACGGTGCCATGACACGAATGGCAGCTTGAAAGGTGCGATGTCAAAGAACCGAGTGACCGAGTCACCAACTCCCAAATATACAAACCAAGTATCGCAATCCCTTGGCTCATAGTTATAACCGTAGTCCAGCACGAACCGGATGCCCTTGCGGGACACCGGTCGTGCCATGACAAACATCTCTTCGCCTGCATAGACATATCCATTGGCCAAATAGAATGCCAAGTCCTCCCCGAAAGATCGGGGAGACTCGGCATCGTAATGGTCATGGATTGCAACATCTATTGGGCGACGATTATTCACCTTCGCTGGACGATTCCCCCTCGCTTGATTCCCCCTCTTCCGGTGCTTCCTCGCTTGCCTCTTCCTCAACCGGAGCAGGATTAGCTGGACTACCAACAGCCGGTTCAACCGATGTATCCACCGTTACCTCTGGTGCTTCAAAATCAGCAACCGCAACATCACGCTTCTTTGCTTCCTCAAGTTGGGTTGACAGTTGATCGTCCCAACCTTGATCCGCATAAAATTGCGAAACTAATGCGTTCGCTCCCGCTTTAAACTCCGCAACCGTTGGCATCGAGTCCATTGGGTAAGAATAAACACCGTCCACATAGGCCGAATGTTCGCCTTCACTCATCGTCACTCCGATTACCACTTGGCATACGCAGTCTGTGTTATCAAACTTACTCATCGGCTCAAGCCGAACTACTTTGATTTCTTTACTCATTTTATTTTTGATTCATTTCCATTAAAGTTGGAAACAACTTAAATTTAGTTGGGGTTGCGAAAGGGGCGTTTGTGTAAATAATAGTTACCGGAGGTGGCTCATAAAATTCTGCCTCAAATCCACCCAAGTCCAAATCCAGACTTTCAATGTTACTTAAATTTTTACACCCACTACTGAGCCAACTAATTAGTAAGACAAGAAAAACAACTAATGCCCACATAATAACTTTTTCTTTATCCACTCCCTTTCTTTTTGGTTTTTTTGGGAACATAGAGTTTGGGTCGTAGTTAAATTGGCTCATGGCTTTCTCCTTGGGGATGGTTTCTTTTTTTCCACCAACTCCACTTTCACCGCACCACCTTCTCCCCCTTTCGGAAGGTAAGGCGGGGCATGGTTTGTAAGAATTTTCTCACAAGTTATATCTCTCAATGCTGTGTTACGAACTTTCATCACCGTCCCTGCAAATCCTAAATCAACCGCTCTATCACCCATGTAAAACGTAGTCTCAACCATGCCTATACGAGCGATCCTCGCTTGCCTTCCGTTAAGATATACAATCTCGTCAACAGCCCATTGGCGTGAAAAGTAAACTCCTAACCCAGCAGCAAATTCTTGTATAATTTCTCTAAACAGAAGGACGGCAACACCAGCAACAAACAGCCAAATCCAATCTCCTATGAGAGATTGTGCAACCCCCTCAAGGACGGCAGGATCAGACAACTGCTGGACTACATTAGTGTTCACCGTTTAAGCCACTCCTTAAAACTAATCCTCCGCACCTTATCCTCTGGATTCTTGCCAGCACGTTTCTCAGCCGCCAGTAACTCACGGTCAGTAAACATTAGGTGCATTTCAACGCCCCAAGTATCCCTTACCTTTATGTATTTATAGTTGGTGTTCGCTCCCCATTTGGGGTTGGCGTTTTCAACTTTATAAACTCTGCCTAGTTTCGGTTTCATTATCCTATTATGGTGAAGTAAACGTAGTCTCCATTTGAATAATTAAAATCGCTAAAATCTAATGACACATAATTAGAACTCATACCTCCGTTGGCATCGCATGGTACAACTTTACACTCCACGCCCATGTCCAGATGAGTGCCTTCATCATTACTAAACCTTTGCGCCCGTGTGCTACCCGATCCTGCATATCTCCGTACTTGAACTATAACGTCTTGTGTTCCTAGCCCGTGATTAATGGTGTACTGCTCATTGCCACTACTGTCCATTTGCAAATACCCAGAATACCGTTTGGTAACTGAGCTATGCAGAGTCATCACCGCCGTGCTAGAGTTTACGGTGAAATCGCTCCCATCAATTTTAATCCCGCCTTTGGTGGAAGATGATGCGGTTGGTAAGGAGTAACTACTTCCTCCGCTTGCCGCTGCCCAATAAACATCCGATCCATTGGTGTGCAGTACATGGCCGTTAGTGCCTAAACTCCCGTCCTTGTCTTTTATTCCCCCGTCAAACTCTGCTGCTCCAGAAAAATAGCTAGTGCCATTTACATACAGTTTGTAAGAACCCGGTGAAATAGTTCCTATGCCCCAATTTTGATCGCCATTTATTATGCCTGAGTCACTATTGTTTTGCCTAAAAAATATAGATTTGCCAGAGGCAGAGTTCACAAACGTATCACCGATGCTAGACTGAATTAGTGCGTAGTTAGTGCTGGAGGATTGATCCCGATGAGCAAACCCTGCGTAATCCGAATGACCTATGTACCCAACTCTAGCACGGCCAAATTGAGCGTATTTATCTGCGTCCGCTCCGAAAATGTTGTCTCCAAAGTAGCTAGTCCCATGAACATATAGACCGTAGCTATTGCTGTGTACGCCACCTACGCCGAGTCTGTTTAAAATATCTACATCACCGTCCTGCTGAATTGATACCCGATTATCCCATCCAGAACCGTTGTAAGATCGGAATGCCAGTTCACCAGTATTACCTCCAGCAGCAGAGTTTTTAATTTCCCATTCAAGTCCAGACGAGTTTGCAAGCTGAAGCGCCGTGCCATAAGGGCTGTCGCTGCGCTCTAACTTTAATGCAGTTCCCGTTGTGCTAATGCACGCTGACCCAGTAACGTGCAAATTATAACCCGCATTGCTACTGGAGTTGATGGAAACCTTACCGTCACCGTTGACCCTCATGGCGGTCACGCCGTTTGATGACCCTCTAAAAATGGTAAACCCGCTATTCCCAGTAGAGATGTAGTGGCTACCTGTGTTTTGATAATTCAGATGAGTAGTATAAGCCGATCCGCTCCATATTTGTGTCTCACCGTCTGGCTCTACTCTGAATTTATACCCCCCATTTGCATAAACACCGAAAGCTACACCCGTACTTCCTTGCTCATCCATACGCACCAACAGACCACTTGAGTTACCGCTAGTGGCTGTGTTGTGTATGCGGGACAACCAGTTGCCCGTGACGGATTTGTAGACATCAAAAGTGTATGATGGGGAAGCTCCGATGCCAACCGATCCATCATGCTTTATTCGGACTGCTTCTGCTAAATCAGTAGAACCAGCCGTGCTTACTTGTGTGTTAAATGTTAGCCCTATTTGGTTCTGATCTGACCCAGTTTGGATCGCAGCTATAGAGGCAGCTTGGAGGTTAGCCTCGGCGGTGCTGCAAAAACTAATAGCTCCAGCATAAGAACCAACTCCACTTCCGCTTGTGTTGGCGATATGGATGTCTGCTGTTTGAGATAGATACGCTCTAGTATATTGAGAGCCGCTTGTTACTGTGAGTGTATTAGTCGGACTTACCGTACCCACCCCCAGCCCATACCCAGCCGTGTTTATGAAACTATCACCATGTGTATTTAGTTTTACCCTAGTTGTGCCAGCGGCGTTCCTTAACCAAAACTCTCCATTACCACCATTGTCTTCGTAAATTCCACCCAAGTCGCTACCATCGGAAGCCATGACCCGTATTGGATATGTGCTGCCTCCAGACGATTTCACATGGAGCTTTGCGCTGGGAGATGCCGTCCCGATGCCACACCGACCAGCCCCATCAATCCGAATGCCTCTCGTAAAACTACCATCCCATGAAGCAACACCTATGTCGGCAAAGGCCGCAGCACTCCCACTTCCTCCTACTCTGCCTCCCTTCAGAACCAACCCCCGATCATTGTCGTTGGTAATTCTAACTACAGCCGCACCAGTATCAGCATCATCGCCACCTCTGAACCTAGCGACCTCAACCTCGCCAACAGTAGTTGTGCCTGTGGAAACCTCAAATTTGGTCGCTGTGGTGTCGTATGCGTATGGGGCAGTACCTCCAGTTCCGATGCCGACCGAACCCGTATCACCTCTTATGCCCATGTGAGTAGTCATTGTTCCACCAATGTTACTCTGGAACATGAATCCGTTAGGTGCGTTAGAACCTACTATAAATTTTACTCCATATACTAAAGTAGAGTTCTGCCCTACTTCAACGTAGTTAGAGCTAGCTTTGACTAGGTTTCTTGCGTAGTTGGAAAAATTCCCGTATAGCCCACGCCCAGTATTATTTAAATATATCGCACAAGTCTGAGTGTCGTTCCCCGCCCAAGAAGTTGCCCCGCTGAATATTGCTGACCCAGTAACGTGTAGCTTTGCGCTGGGGGCGGTAACTCCGATGCCAACAGACCCGCCAGCAGTCACCCGTATCCGTTCAGTAGCTGTTGCCCCTGTTTCGCCAGTATAAAATTGAAGCAAGCCGCCTCTGTCAGCCCTAAATCCTGCGGACTCCTCTCCCGTATTAAAGCGAGTCGTTGATCCGCTACTGTTAATATATAAATTAGACCCTATTAAAACAGTTGTTCCCGATGTATCGTCGTATGTTGATATTGCAGCATCAGCATTATCCGAATGTTGATTTTGGAATCGGATTTTTGGGGTATTAGACTCGTCAGCTTTGAAGGACAATAATCCCTCTGGACTTGCCGTTCCGATTCCCAACCGCTGATGCACTTGCACATAGCCCGTGCTGGCTTTTATAGTCAGTCTCTCTGAGTCGTTATTTGCAAAAGCAAGGTCTTGACTTTGGTCTGTCCATAAAAAAGCATGACTGTCGTTTACCCCTAGCCGCAGCCCATGAGTCTGACTGCCTCTTGTTATTTTTAAACCTAAATTCGCAGAGGAACTGCTGTCATGTATGTTGAGTTTATCCTGCGCTGAGGCAGTACCTAAACCCAAATTTCCAGTAGAAGGTCGCAACTGAAATGGTGCTGCCGTCTGATCTAGCTGATGCCCTAAACAGACGTTGTTGTATGAGTTTACTCCTAAATATACATCGTCACCGCTATTTTTAATATGGACAGAACAATTACCAGAGTTGCGGTATAGTTTTATTGGAGCGGCATCTGTGCTTGCAATGTCTAAACTTACGCTTGGATTATTTAAGCCTACCCCAAGTTTTGAATAAAAGTATGATTTATCTCTGGCTATTACGGCTGTCTCTGTCCCACTACCAGCAGTCCCAGCGGTTGCGCTATGAGTAAACTTAGCTATCCCTTGATTAGAGGCTGTGCTTGTGCTGGTAACATAAAGGCTAAAGTTAGTATCGGTAGTCGTTACCCGCTCAATGTTCGTATAATCGCCTCCACCTAAAAACTTACTACCGCCGTTAACGTGTAGCTTTGCGCTGGGGTCAGAACCTCCCAAACCTATTCCAACGCCAGTAGCAGTTATTCGTACCCGTTCAGCGTTGTTTGCATACAGTAATGTTTTTTGTATGCCTGAGTTCATCGCCAATACAGTAGCCCCATATCCGCTCAACGTCATTGGGGTTGTCCAATTGTAATGAGCAGCTAGGACTGCGTTGTACCCTGTGTTCTGTGCGTTCTGAAGTGTGATGTTGGCATTACTAGTGGCTTTTACAGTTAGACCCCCTGTTGTTCCCGTGTTGTCTATAAAAGCATCACCAACCACATGGAGCTTTGCGCTGGGGGCAGTAACCCCAATACCACACCGACCGTTAGTCAGTAGCGACATTATGTGAACTGGCGTGGCAGTCGGATTAGTGGAAGACAAATCACAAGTAAATGCCAACCTATCTCCTGTCGCAGTAGTGTCCGCTAGTGCTTGTATGCCCCACCATTGTCTATGGTTAGTTGAGCTATTATACGAATTGGAACTAAAATATAGTCTAGGAGAATTGTAAGCCCCTCCTGTGAAATGATTATAAAGCTGAACATATCCGTGATGGAACAAATCGGCATTGGACATTCCAACATTTATGTCTAAAGCAGCAACTCGGCTATTGCCAGAATCTGGATAATTTCTGTGGTAAATTCTTGCGGTAGGAACATCGTTTGTGAATCCGCCGTTATGGTAAATATCTAGCTTTGCGGCTGGTGCGGATGTCCCAATTCCTAATCTATCATTTGAGAAATCCCAATTTAAATTAGTATCGTAGCTTAAACTATTAGTACCATCCCAAACAGTCACCTTGCCAGATAAGCCTGCGCCTTTGGGTATTGCTAAAGGGTATGTATTTATTAGCGTCCCTGTTGTCGGCTCAGAAACAGTAGTCCCACTATTCGTCCATGTATCGCTAGTGCTTGTTGTAACTTCATAAAATGAGCCAGTTCCAACAAAAGTATTAAACGAACCATAAAAGTCGTAACTGGTATTAGAGACTTGAACTATTCGTATGACAGAAGGAGAATTTGTGTTACCGCCTAACGCAGTATGCCTTTGCGATCTTGCTGACCCATAAAAGCTACCTCCATCTGTACCATCGCCGCTTTGACTTGAGCTACCGTTAGAGGTTCTAAAATAAACATCTACTACTGTGTTTTGGCTTTCAAGAGCATTATAGCCACTTGCGCTAACAATCCTTAAAAATACATTTCTACCAGATTGGGAGGTGTTTAAATTACCTAGTTTAATCCAAGAGGCAGAACCCCCTGTGTTTGGTATGTGGTATTTATTGGATAAGTTTGGAGAAGTTACTTTTCCACTAAAGGTTCCTGTCGTTCCAGACAGAGCAGCAAACGTGCAACTGCCAGCTACCGTTAAGTTGTTGTTAACAGTAACAGTTCCAGCACTACTGACAGACAACGCAACCGACCTTGACCCAGCACTCCCAGTTTCTATGCTGGCGTTATACCCGCTCAAGACAGTTCCATTTGAGCTATGTTTATAAAGAAATGCTTCGCCGCCAGCGGTACTAGGGGTTGTATTATTGTTTAAAATAATAGTACCCGTTGACTTCAATGTCGCTGCCGTAACCTGACCAGAGAAGCTGCCAGCCACACCATATATAGTCGGCCACCTATTTGCAGAAGTTCCTAAAGTTGTAGACGAAGATGGGCTAGAGGAATAAGGGCTAATATTATAACCGCTTTCCATGCGGATATTTATTCTAGTATATAATCCGCTGCCAAAATTTGCGTTACCAAAATAAAGAAAACCAGCGGACTTGCGAAATACATTTGCGCCTCCAATGTTCACCCAACTACCGTCAGTAGATAGCGATGCTGACCCAACCACGGTCAGGTTGTTGTTAACGGTAACAGTTCCAGCAGATGAAATTGAAAGCCTTGTTGCACCTGCACTTTCGTCTCTAAACTCTAAAGCGTCTCCTATTGTGTCGCTATTGCATACAGACCAATTACCGTGACCTGAGTTTAGTAGCAATCTGGCATTTGAATTTGCGGTGTTGGTTATACTTAAAGTGGCGTTGTCATGGCCTGATCCTGTGACTGTTACAGCACCACTAAAGGTTCCTGTCGTTCCAGACAAGGCGGCAAACGTGCAACTGCCAGCTACGGTTAGGTTTCCACTAACGTCTCCGCTAGTAGCGTACAACTGCCACCGTTGAGCATTCGTCCCTAGATCATGTCCGCTTGTTGATGGGTAAAAGGATGTTGTAGTTAGCCACGCCCTGTCAGAGTTGTTTGCCCCCAACACAAGTGAGCCACCGTGCGAATACAACCAAGTAGTTTTTCGCCATACTGATGAGCTATAGTTTTCGTTCGCAACACCAAGCCTCCAGTACCCTGCGCCTGACCAACCTTGAATCTCTTGGAACGCCCCCGATGCTGTGCTGGTATTAGAAAACTTTGAGGATACTTTCACCCCGTTGCCGTTTTCTGTGATTTGCAACTGACCCGTGAGTGTGCCACCAGCTACCGTGAATAATTCATTATCGTCATAGTAGACTTTACCAGCGGTATCTAAATCAATTCTAAATTTGTTTGAGCCATTCCCCACAAACTGAATTTCATTTGGAGAAGATGACCAACGAATGCCCCAAGCATTACCGTTGGTTGAATGCGATGGATAAAAAGTTTCACTAATGCCCCAAATATCTGCATCTCCATCACCGGTAAGCCTTGAATAAAAACCACCTTGTAAAATAGGTCTATCGCCAACGCCCGATGGAAAAGTTAATTGTTTGCTTACCGTGTCATCAACATCTGCTCGGACAAACTGAGTGGAGTCTAAATTGTCTAGCGTGTCGGCATTAGTGCTGGCAGTTGGGTTAAGCAGCACATTATTACTGCCATCACCAACCCACAATTTAGCATCTTCAATGTTAACACCTAATTCTCCTTCTTGTAATGAAGGAGTGTTTCCAGCAGTTGTACTGCTTTTTATTTTTATGGTGTTAGGCATTAGAACGTGCCGCCGTCTATTGTGCTATTTGTATAAAGTCCGTTGGTAACTGTTGCTGCGTTACCCGTGCAACTAGCAGATGATCCGGTAGTGTTTTGGTTTCCGACTGCGTTAACTCCCGGCAAATTTATATTTGCTGTGCCATCAAAGCTAACACCGCCAATCGTTCTGGCAGTTGCTAGTGCGGTTGCAGTAGCGGCGTTGCCTGTTGTGTTTTGATTTCCAGCAGTATTTACACCCGGCAAATTTATGTTGGCAGTTCCGTTGAAACTAACCCCGCCAATTGTTCTGGCAGTTTCTAATGCTGTTGCGGTATCTGCATTTCCTGTGACATCCCCAGTTATGTCTCCAGTAACATTCCCAGTAACATTTCCGGTAAGATTCCCCTCAAATGTCGCTGCCTTAAAAGTAGCGTAACTGCCACCTACTTTAGCTTCCCACTTTGTACCGTTATGTTCGTAAAGGAGTGACGCAACATCACTTACTAAAAACCCCGCACCATCGCTTGCAGAGGCATTTGCACCATCAGCTACAACAAAAGTTTTGTCATCTATAGTTACAGTAGTTGAGTTAATGGTTGTGGTTGTACCATCAACTTGCAAATTGCCCGTTACAGTTAAATTGCCACTAACCGTTGGGTTTGCGGTTAGCCCAACCGTAAATGCACTAGCAGATTCAGTTACGTCAATTTGACTGCTTGTTCCTACAACCGGCTTGTTTATCAACTCCTCGGTTATCGTCGTTGGATTATTGTTGTCTCGCTGAGAACCAATCCAAAGATTGCCACCATTGCCGTTGTTGTTGTTCCACCCCAACTCGCCATATGCCAATGTGGTTGGATCACCCGTTGAGGTGTAGGTGTTTCGTTTAATTTGAATTACATTTGCCATTGCTATCCTCCTGCGTAAGTGCCTCCGTCAAAATTTTTATTATCAAATGCTTGATCTGCTGCTACCCCAAAACTTTCTGAGGTGACTATCTCGTCATATCTAGTTCCGTTGTGTAAGTAAAATTGCTTGGTCGTGTTGTCGTATATGACTCTTCCCTCTCTCCCCGTCTCGTTGCTCGATTGGTGTGTCAAAACCAACCCTTGAGTTGGCAAATCACCTTGGGAGTCACGTTGTGGGATTGCGTCTGCTCCGGTGCCAACGTGTACCGATTTAGGTGTGCCGTCCGACTCACCGACCAACGTGCTGCCGGTGGTGATATCTTTTCCTATTATCCCACCAGCATTACGGACCTCCTGCTCTGTTACCTCACCAGCATCTGCCGTGGAGGCAACTTTGAACTCCCCGTTGGGGAGCAAAGTTGCATCGCCACGAATCTTTCTTGGTACATACTTCCCGTCCTTGTCGGCAATAAGGATTGAGCCAACCTTATCACCTTTTAATTTGGAAGGGTCGATCTCAGCACTCTTTGAAATGTGAGTGTTGGAAATCGCACCCTTGCTGATGTCCTTTTTGGTGATCATTAATAGGCTGCGTAGACTTTAATTTTCCATTTACTTTCAGTTATAGCCACAACGCTTGAAGAGTTTTTACCCGCACACTCCAAATTTGATGTGGCTAGTGAAACTGATATGTTAGTTGTATCAACCGTAACATTTCTTCTAGCAGCATTGGTACTATCGTTATTTTCTTGTAGGCAGTATATGTCTATTTCGTCACCTTGTGCAAAAGTTCCATCTCCACCGGAATCGGTGCATATTATAACAGCCCTAACTAGACTTGGTTTAACAGCATTATTTGCAGAATCTTGAAAACCGTGAGCTACTTGATAAGTTCCACTTGTGCTGAGTACGCTGCCAGAAGTTCCTACGGTTTTCATTACACTCCCAAACGCCATCGGTTCACCTTTCCCTGCGCTTTTCAAAACCGTTCCGGCACCCCCTGCTTGGGTCAGTATAGCTTTGCCATAGTTTTCAGTATCTGCAAGTTCGCCGCCATCGTAGCTTATCAAAGCACTATGCGTTGAGTCTGTGCTTGCGGTTCCACCGTTAGGTGAGAGTTTGTCGAGATTGATTGCCCTGCTGGAAATGTGTGCCGACTTAACTCCCTGCCCTCTCAGGTCATATTTGAATGAAGTGTCACCGGTAGACGAGTCGGTGTACTGACTCATGCTGATTGCACCGGAGGCTGAGTTGTCAAATATCATTGCTTTGACATCGTTGCCGTCGCCAACAAGGAATCCGTTTTGAGGCAACTTGAGTGCTACCGTGTCACCGCCATCGATGTTGTCATCTTCGCTTTTCGCCTGACCAACAATAACGAACCCTCGACCAAGGTTTTCTAGTTTCTCTACCGTGACTGTGTCGTTTACCAACTTACTGCCGGTTAAAGTATCGTCGGCTATTTTTGCTCCGGTAATCGATAGTGCTTCGATCTCTTCGGTGCCTACTGAACCGGCGACTGCCACGGTTGGCTTGGCTGCCTGATTTAGTAATGCTCTCGTTATATTGCCACTCGTAAAGTCGGCATTCGGTTTGACTATTACATTTAAACTCATTGTTTTTTATAAAGTAAGGTTTCACTAGGAATGGCACCGACAGACATTGCTGTTATCTCTTGCCTGCCGGTGGTGTTCTTAATTCTTAACTGCATGTATCTGCCTTCTCCCCTGAGTGCATATCTATTTTCGTGATCTGCCATTATGTCAGGATCGAAGATTTTGTCCGATGCCGGGGCATCCGTAAATGCGGTTGCAAAATCATTAGCTTGGACTGTGTAGTCCTGCCTATAAGCACCAAAAAAATTAGAAGCAGAGGTAACAACATAATCGGTAGCATCATAAGGACGATCAAACTTTGTCCGATCATAAGTTTTGTTAGTAACCAAGTTAACCGATTCATTCACACCTTCAAATTCTGCATCGACCGTCAAAGTCGGGTTTTGGGTTTTAGACTGCATCCTTGCCGTTCGCCATTTCTTAAATGAAATGTCACCGGCAACATAACCACGGGACAGGACTTCGGTGCTTATCGCAGTTTTGGTGACTGCACCTGATGTGCTGTTTGGGACATCGTCAATATCGCTTCCGTATCGGTAGTCATCGTACAAATGAAAGAACCCGTTCTTGTCCGTTATAAAAACTTCTCTTGAACCACTATGCACCAACTTAACAAATCCCTTCATGCCGGTTATTACCGTGCTGGTGTCATACCCACACCAAGATTGGTTGATAAATGAATACACCAAAATCTTGTTTACCTCAGTTGCCCCGTCTGTCGGGACCGCAAGGTAGTAGTGGTTGTTGTTATAGACCGCACAAGCAACGTCTTTGGCAGCGTCCCAATTAATGCTGTCGATGACTGCCATCACCGGTTCGCTGACAGGCACATCCGATCCGGTTAGCTTCCCATTGTCGGCCAACCCCAAACTGCTCACACCTCGCTTGTCGGATAAGAACCAAACGTCCTTACCAATGGTGGTGATGCACTTATTGTTGATTGCCCCGTAATCCAGCGTCACGGTATCTAACACCACCGATTCCAGACTGCCGTAGACGTTGCTTAAACGATAAACTGAATGCTCTTTAAATGCTAAAAGTGTGCCGGTCGTTTCATCAGCAACTTTAAGCCCTACCAAGGAATCTGAAGTTCCGGTGTTGATCCTAAACTCCGACAAGATACTCATGTACCTCGTTGGATTTAAAAAATCTGAAACTATGACTTCATCGCCTGATAAAACAGGAATGAACATTCTGTTTTGGTAAAAGGTTCCGGTCTTGGCATTTGGAATTGCTTCCGTGCCGTCATTCTCGTTTTCCTCCAGATCGGTATCGGTTTCACGTTGCTCCACCGATTCCAACCCTGTGACCAAATTCCGTAAAATTAATGGACGCTTACTGAACCCCCTGAAGACTAAAACTTCGTGAAATGCCTGAACGAACTCCACCGGTTCAGCAAAGGATTCACCGTTTGGCATCGGGATTGAGAAGAACGACCCCGTAGCAGACCCGTACAAGCCCGTATTGGTGGCTACAAGCACGGTTTCATTGCCGTTGGGATCATTAAACGTCCCGACTCCATAAATCGTTCCTAGGCCAAATATGGTGTGCCCCGTGACCTCTTCCCAATAATCTGTGTTTAGGTTCCCGCTTGTCAGGGGTGGGTGTATCTCATCGTTGGCGTTGGACTTTCTTTTAAACACCGGGCCAATGCCCTCATTGCTGGCTGGACCGGTTTTTGCCTGAATGACAACTGCGGCTGGTTCGCTTAATGACACATCAGAAATTTCACCAAGCCAGTTCCTGTCGGCTTGTAGTTTAATGTTCTGTGCATCGTCAGTTCCCGATGTAACTAGCGTTGAGAATTTACGAGGGAAAGGTCCATCGGTAATATCAATAATTTTAGAGTTAGTGTTGCCAATGAAAACTTTAAGTTGACCATACCCCTTGGCACCTACTGGCAGCGTGTTCTGATGAATTGTCCCTTTAACTGTTGTGGCACCAGAAACTGCGTTTTGAGTGATTATGAAAGTGGCACGGTTATCGAAGTACAATGTGTCGTGTGCCACCAATGCATTTACACTTGGACCGGATGTTGTATGCAGAGCGTTAACCGTCAGAGTCTGTTCAACATAACCCTTTGTGTTGTCATTAACGGTGCCCTCGCTCAACGTGCCATACAACTCTGTTTCCCCGATCCCAGCTACAGCAGTTGTCGTAAACTTGGCCGTTACTGTTGTCCCACTAAACCAAACTAAAACCGAACCAGAAGGTATCTCGTTGGTTAATGCTTCGACTTTAAATTGTGCTGTGGTTGACGGGCTAAACCCACCGTCACCAGCATCTGCACCAGCAATCGTAGAGGTGCCTGCTTTAACGACACTCAACGACATGTTGTAGCCAGAGGTGACCCCGTCAACAGTTGTTCCAGCTACTGTAAGTATTGGATTGAAGGAGTGAATATTTAACTCAACTCCATATGGTGTGTTGCCTGTCCCTCCAATGTTTTGATTCAGGTTTACAAGTGCCGCTGATGGTGCTGCTACCTTTGCTCTGTTGTTAGTGCTATCAATAGACCAACCACCTGAAGTGTTTGTCGGTGCATTCTCCGTAAACCAAGGAGTGCTGCTGTTGGTTAAACTTGTTTGTGCCTCAAAGTTGCCGTCTGTTATAGCGTTGGCAACATTCGACAAAGTCATGTTGGTGTCGCTTGGTGTCTGGTCTGATGGGAATGTAGCTTTCTTACCACTATAAAAAACCTTGTCACCGGCAGCGTAGGTTTTGTTTTCGTATCCCTCTATGTTTGACCAATCCATGCACTTTGTGCCGGGGCGGGTTTTAATTTTGCCCTTATGGAATCGAACATTGTTTGCCAAGGCAACAAACCCCTGCGGAATGACAGAAGGCTCGACGTTCATGTTCACACCCACAAAAGCTGCATCCCCGTCAGTTAATGGATCAGGTATTGGCATTACTTACTCCTTATTATTTTGTTTAACCTTGCCACTTCCATCAAAGCTGATCGAGTGAACTCCGGTGCTGTTCTTGCCGCCGTTTGGAATTGAGGATGATCGGTCAGGTTCTTCACTCCATTCAAATCCTGAAACTCGACTGTCCTGCACCCCACCATGAGCGGCATTGATAGCAGCATCAATGTGATCAAGTTCCTCTTCATATTTAGTTTCCGCACGGTGCGCTTTTAATTGCTCCCCTATATGAACAAAGAGCCGTTCCAACGAGGGAACGGCTCGCAGTAAAGCTAATAACCAGCCAAGCATATATATTAGCCTGCTGCCTTGTCTTCAGCTTTTTTCACGCCGCTCCGCAGGAACATTGCCAATAATGCCGTGATGCAAGTCTGCACCATTGTTGCAAGTGGCATTGTTTCCGGGTCTTGAAAATACATTCCGACCGCTACAGCTATGGCACCGATGCCGGTCGTATAGGTCTTTTTACCGCTAATCTTATTTATCATTTTTATATAGATCGTAAACTTTTTTTCCAACGTAAAGAAGTGACAGGAAACTTATCAAAACCTTTAGCACGACATCGATGTCGAGCAGGATGTTACCGGTTCCAAGACCGGTAGCACCAAGGACTTTGATAAGTTCCAAGTCAAACTTCACTCCACTATTCGCCTTTCGGGTCAACTACCTCCACAGGGGTGGTGTTGCCGTCACTTTTGTCGCAGCCTTCAATCTGCTCCAGCAGTTCTTTGGCTGCGGCAGTTACTGCTTCGTGTTGTGGTCTGGCTAGTGCTGCTTGCCCTGCCGCCATGTATAGCGTATCCAACGCTTGTTTTGCTTTCTCGATGTCCATTACAAAAAGTGCCTCCTGCAAGAAAGCTACTTAAAAGAAACATACCGGACGTTTGCTGTGTTCGATGAACACGGTCCGGTGTAATTGTCGATTGTAAAAGAAGTACCGGCAGTTAGCTTGATGTCAAAAGCGGATGACGATGCCTCCGTGCCGCTAAAATTCACATAAACATCTCCTGATTGAGATGTTATGATTAGTTTTTTTCGACGATCATCATGGCCAAGGTCTTTACCTTCCTCAATCGTTGGTATGCCCAAAGATGCAAGTTTTACGTTCATAAATTTTTAATAGGTAAACATGTTAACTGATCTGATTTGACCAGCCTGCCGATAAACCTTGTCGGCTTCAAGTTGCAGAAGACTTTCTGCGTTGGCATCTTCGATCATTGCCTGCTCGACTTGACCGTTTGCCTTTAGGTAGTCAGCGAATACCGCACGGATGAGGTACGCTTGAAATATCTTCGGGATATCGTGCGCTGAATCAATCGCTGCCGTTGTCGCTTCCGTGAGTGATGGATTAGCCAAACGATACTCAACGTAAACAGGAGTATCAGCATTCCGTAATATAATCCTGCGATTGGTTCCATCGTGTCCGTATTTCCAAGCTACCGGTGACGTTTGTGTTGTTGCTTCAGGGTTCTTTGCATACACATCAAGAACCTCACCAATTGTGCTTGGTAAATTATAATAATAAGGGGCAGCGTTGTTAGTTTTGCTGACCGTTGCTGATGCAATTCTGATTAACTCAGGCCAATACTCTGAGTTCCATGCCATCGATAATCGATGGTCTGCCAAGTCCCTTACTGCCTTAAAAAAATGATTCGGCAAAGCATCCCGATCAAGACCGGCAAGCTGTGCCACTCCACTCACAATATTGGCAAAAGAAAGTTGGATCATAGGTTATATTTTTTGGAGTATTTTTTGCCGTAGCCAAATTTGGGTTTAGGTGGCTTGCATATAACGGCAGCGGAAGGGTTGTCTCTTCCATACTCGCTTATAAATTGTTCATCGGACCAACACTCATAACCCAAGCGTTGCCCCCAATAATGATACGAGGTGGGGTCCACACGCAATCTGTGGACTCCCACCCCGTCGAGATGCTTGGACTCATGCTTAACCTTTGCTTCTTGGAGATTTTTGCGGGTATTTATTTCCGCATTAACTGCCTGCATTCTCCAGCCAGTTTTTAACTCCTTGACAACGTCCCGTGCTAAATCGGGGTCGCTGTCAAACAAAGACTCAGCAACGTCCTTTTCAAACATTATTAAGCAGTAAATGCTATCTGACCTGAAGACAGAGGGTTCTTGTGACACAACCCTGCGATGGTGGTGATAATCCGACCTTCGCCGCCGCCATTATTGGTCATTGGCTTTACGTTCGTGGTCATGTTGTATTTTAACTCCAACATGTCCATTGGCAAAATCATGCCGTACCCAGCAGAGTTGTCCAAATCCTCAGTCGTTGAACCACTAGTGGTGTCAACAATGTTTGATTTTTCGAGGAAGTTGGAAACGTGCAAGCGCAAGGTGCCAAAATCTCCGGTAAACACATCAATTGTTGATACGAAGGAACGATCACCTTGCTCTTTGTTAAGAGTGCGGATGCGAGTTGCAGGGTGAGTCGCTGAATCGCCGGATTCATCAACACTAGTTTCTGCAAATCCCGTGAAGGCACGTTTGACTTGTGGATCGCAAATCAAATCGTAATCACGCACAACTCCCGTTTCACCATAAATAGCCTCTAATACATCTTGTACAGCATCTGCCGTAAATGCGGCTTTTGTCGTGCTAGATGTTGCTGCCTGCCGAACTTGGTAGTCGCTTGGAACAGCACAAGGACATGCCCCGTTAGTGTCTGCTCCATTTACAACTTTTGTTTGTCCCGTTGTAGACAACCAACTTTGCAATGCTTTTGTTTGAAAAGCTACTGAACCAGTACCATCTTTAGCATCATTTTTAGATGAAACGGTTTTTTCGATGTCTCGCTTCTGCGTAAGGATTAAGCGACTTACCATGTGTGCCAACTCGCTGCGAACACCGGCAGAGTTTACCACGTTCTCAGAAAGAAGGGAGACACGACCGGCACGACGAAAAATCTGAACATTGTTTTTTAAGACCTTACGTTGTGCTGAAGTGTCAGTAAACTCACCATTGTCATTGTTCGCACCAAATGCTGTTGCGACATCGCTTCCATCAACTGCTCCTGATGTTGAATTAGCCACATGACCATCAGCTTGCCAATGGAATGTTGTTGCTCCAGCCGCACGACCCTTTGGTATTTGGGATGTCACGGGTGTACTTTTTGCGTCCACGACTGCAAGCAAATCGCTTAAATCTTCGTGTACTGCGGGACCCGCACCGGGGTCGTTACCGGAAAAACCGGTTTCTACTACTCCTGCCATTTTATATATCTCCTATTTTTCGGACTATACATAGTCCATCATTAGTTCTGCTAAATCGGATTCTTCTCCAGACTTCAGAAAACGATTTTTGTTTGCAGTAACTGCGGCAGCAGTAGGAGGTGTTGGTGTCCGATCCGCACTAGGTGCTGACGGTTGCTTGGGTGCTTTGGGTTTTGCTTTTGGTTTCTTAATCGGATCAGCTTTGCCCGATTCCTTTGACATCCTCAATGCCCTGCCTACCAACATATCACCCAAAAGGATTTTATAGTCGGGGAGGGATTGGATTGCCGGGAATGCTTTTAAAGCCTGATTGAACAACTTGTGTTCATTGCTGCTCCGATCATTAATCCAAGGGTATGCCTTTTCCGCTTCAGGTTCCCAGTAGGCATTCGCCTCCACAAACCGTTCACGTTCTGGCAAGTGCGTGTCCAAAGCATCTTCAGCGTTTTCAAGTATGTCCTGAATTTGATCAGCGTCATACTCCACTTCGCCATTTTTGCCGTTTACGACTGCACCGTCCCGGTTCCTTCTGCACCATTTTCTCAAATCTCTGGCTTTTTGTTTTTCAGCCTCAATTTGATCCTGACTTGTCAAATGTTCAAACGGGTTTGTTGACCCACTCCGAGGTGTCGGAGTGTTTGCATTATCAGTCACCTGATTCCGCAAATCTTTTATTTCGTCCCGTAAATCTTTGACCTCGTCTTCAGCTTCACGCCTCTGCCGAGTCAGTTTGTCGATGCGCTTTTGGAACCATTCAGGTTCTTCGCTCTCATCATCGCCTTTCAAAGAACTCTCTATGTCACCCTCCGGTTCATCTGCACTCGCAGAGTCTTCGGATGACTCTTCTTCCTGTTCCGGTTCAGCTTCGCTATCGGTGGTTTGCTCCGGTTCCGGTACAACCGGTTGGCTATCACTCTCCATTTGTTTTTCGAGAAGCGATGCCAAGCCACTCTCGTCCAAGGCTTGACCTATATCGTCGTTCCTGAACTCACGGTTTTCTGCGTTTTCAGAAGTGGGTCCGTTAACCACTTCATTTTGTTCTTCAGCCATGCGATTATATGAGCCTGCAAGTCGGCAACATTGTCTTTTGAAAGGAGACAAAGAAAAACCCGCCACACTTGTGACGGGCATATAGTCTATGTGTCTATATTATGGTTTTGATCAGCGTACCTAGTGGGTGAACAGACCTGATTATATAGGTATATAGTTTACCGGGTAATTGTCGGGTAAAAAACTTTTAGAAAGTTACCCGACAACTTTTTGCAAAAACCGTGTCAAATTTTTTTTTAAAAATTTTATTTCCTAACAACCAGACTCGTTTTTGTTTCGATTTGACCTTATTTCAGCATTTTGAAAAACCGGGTATGATATAATAGGTGCTGCCTGCATGAAGTGGGCAAACTGACTAACTACAAAAAATGCTAATAAACAGAAAAGCAGTTAAGGAGTTGATTCTAAAATCAGCTAGGAAATACGATGTGAGGCAAAACAAGTTCACTCAGGTGAATGGTGACACAATTGACCAGATTGAAAGAAATATTGGGCTATACATAGAGGCTCAATGTAGGCACTTGCCTAGAATCGGCAAAACCGTGAAGTTCGATACCCCGGTGCCAGCAGATCATCAAGCGGAGCGGGAAATTCGCAAGGTTATCTCGGTTTCAAAGTATTAAAACAAAACAACCCCCTCCCCTTCGGGGGAGAGGGTGTTTTTAGTCGTGGTTTTGAAAGGGCACGACCGTTGATATGCCCTTACGACTAATTCTGTTGGGCTTGTTGCCTCAAATAAACAAGGTGGTCCCTGAAGTCATTGCCAAAGGCCAACCTCCCTGCTGTGTGTATTCGCCCCTCACCGATGTTTTCCCGATCCTGCACCGCAATGACCTCGGCTTCGATAAAAGCCTCTAGGTGCCGCATCACGGCCTCGTAAACGGCATTCTTCTCCTTGAATCCGAATGTGGTTAGATCGTCGGGGTTCATTAGGTTACTGGCTGGACTCCAATTCGTCCGATCTGAGCGTTCTCACCCTGTGTCACGCTCATTTGCAGATTCTGCATGTAGTTCTGAATCAACTGGCTGAATAGCTCATCCGATTCCGCAGCCTGTTGTACTTTTGGATTCCGTTCGCTGATCTCCTGTGCATATTGCAACTTGGTGCCAGCACTCGGATCGTTCTCGGTGTAGTTAGGTTCAAAGCCTAGCATCATGCCACCCATCTCACTCTTAACCTCATTGTACATCCGTTGCGAGGCACTCTTCTGATCCGTTAATATTTCATCAGCGAAATCAGGTGAAATCGACCTAACCAGTTTTTCAATCAAAGCGTTACGCTCGATTGAACCACCCACATCCAACGGCACCAGTTGCTGTGCTATAATTTCCATCTTTTTAAGCACATAATCCTGATCCAGATCGGACACATCAAACTTTAAGACAAAGTCAGGCATCTCCTTGTCCCGGTTGATAGGTACTTGTGCCCCGGTGACTTTCATCAGGTCCTCGTCATCGAGGTACTGCAAAGTCAACTGGAACATCATCTGATATATCTCGGTCCACACCGTCAACCAGTTGTTCATCATCGACTGCTGAGTCATCATCGTCATCTGCGGTGGTATGTCGGGGTGTGTTAGTCCGAAATACTTGGCAACTGCTTTTTCGATGAAGGCTATCGTTTCAAATGCCGTGCTGGGCACCCCCGCCGGGGGTTTCATAAACGAGTAGTCACCAGCCTTGGTAACCGGCAACTGAACAGCAGGCCCAATCTTGTTAACCAAGCCCAACCTCTTGTTCACCTCAATGGCAGGCAACGTCTCAAACGATGTCCGATCCATAATAGAATCGATTTGGTTTTTAAGGAACGTCTGGTAGCTGCCAATCACTTCCGTTATAGGCCGACTCTCAATTACCCTCCGCTTGATCACCTCACGCTTAAACTCAACAAACGGATACCGGCAATGGTTGTAATCCAGCATTTCATGTTTGGCGAACAACGCCTTGCCTAACGCATCTCTCTGCACCAATGGTGCGAACACCGTGCAGTACACCGCAGGCACTCCCTGCTCATTTAATTGCTTTGTGTATGCCCACACCACTTCCACCAAATTGTCCCGTCTATCAATCGAGTCGGGATTCAATGCAGACTTGCTGGTGGTGATGTCGCTGAAATCGCTCGACCTACCAGTTGTCTTTATAGCCTCGTCCACCCAATCGGCATTCCAATCATCGTCATTGATCATGCTGCGAAGCTCGACCTCGGACATGTATTGTTTGCGGAATATAACCCGTGCTTTCTGCAAGGTGGTCGTTTCTGGCGGGAAACTAATTTCATCGTAAGGACGGCAGGCAACCATCAATGGTTTATTGGCAACCGTGTACTCCACCGGAATGGAACTCTCGCCCGTCTCCCTTAACTCTTTGACAATCTTCTTTGCCGGTCGGCGTTTTAAGTCCACCTGAGTCATTAGCATGTCAGTCACCACCGACTCCTGTGCAGGGTCCATGATCATCTGAGGAAAATCGGCAAAGGCTGGATCGGCTTGTGCCATTTCAACAATCTGCTCAAGCGTCACTTTCATCGGCATCATTTGCTGTTGCTGCTCCCAACCAACAAACATTGCCGACCATCCGTACTGCATCGAATACTGTGCCATCAGTTCAGCTTCACGCCTCATCTCATGGTACAGCTTCGTTCCGATCAACCATCGCATCAACGTGTTCATACTTGCCGCTGCCTCGGTGTCGCTCGACTCCGTTGCTCCCACCTTCAACTGTGCCTTCTGAAACCCGTTCATCAGGGTTGCCACAAGTTGGTTTATGGTTTCATCAGCAAGCCTGATCCGGTTGTCTGCCGCACCCTCGAAAGGGAATGGCTGAGTACCTTCGGTCATGGCACTTGCGTGTTTTTTAAAATCATCCGTTTGCGAGTTCCACCTCGCAAAACGAATGTCATCTGCTTCTTGGATTCGCTCAAGTGCATGACCGTCAGTCAAACTTCGACGGTACTCAAAAGTTAGCGTGTCTATATCGACCTTGTCCTTGTGATGGACCAAGTGGTCTTCAGTTTCATTTTTCATTAGTTTGTAATCCTGTGTGTTGAAGTAAGTGGTCCCTGAAAATTTTATAACGGGGCGAACCTTTATCCCCGCCCTGCAACGTATAAGTCTTTAAGACTCCATTACGTCTCAGTTTGGTTAAATACTCTTTTGACAGTCCGGTTAATTCCGCTGCCTCCGATAAACTTAATAATGGTGGGTATGTCATTAGTATGAACCTCCTCCTACTGCCTGCCATGTCTTTTCCGTAACATGCATTGGGTTGGCCGTTAATAGATATCTGAGACAGTCTATGGGGTCCTTGAAAGCATTTTTCTCACCACCCGCAGCACTTGCCTCGGTCATGCAGGCAATCGTGTTTTTGCACTCGCTGGAAATATACAACTTGGGCTGGTTTACACTACTGACCGCATCATCAATGTTGTAATCCAAGGCATCATTGATCACACCCACACCCTGCTCAATATGTATGCCGGGAGCAGGAGTGAAATACATCGCCGGTTCATCATATGCCATTCGCTCAATCAGCGTCACCCCATCGTCGGTCATTGCCTTACTACCCCCGGCACGGGGGTCGATATATCGTTCCTCGATATGCTCGTCACCCTCCAGTTCCGTGATCAGTTCCTTGTACATCGTGTGACCGGTCCCAACCGGTTTTTGGGCGGGTCCGGTTTTGCCTGACATATCATCACCGCCAATAGCCCACTCTCCATAGGTGGGCATGTCAGGGTACTCCCTATATACAAAATATCTTTCCTCCCCATCAACAATGCACACCCGCAGCCAAAGGCAATACCACGACCTCGCTCCGTGCGGGTCGGCCACAAAATAATTACTCCCCTCGGTAGGTATCTTGTCCGGTGATATAACGTGGTCCTTGCCAAACTTTGGAAACCAAGTGTTGCTGGTTCTATCGCACCAACCATAAGCACGAATCTTGATCTGCGTGGAGCTTTCCCCCGACAAAACCCTCTCCATCTGATCGTATGGATTATAAGGGTTCATCGAGGTGTGAAAAAAGATCACGGCACAACTTGGGTCCATGCATTCCATCCTATATGGCATGGTGCCAACCGGACACCCCGGCACATTCACCGAGTCAGGCAATAAGGGCGACTCTACCGTCTCCAATGGCTTCGCCCCGGCCATGAATTTATTCACGACCGGGGTCCAGCCTGTTATGGGGGTAGCCGCAATGATTAGCTTCCCCTTTCTGGTGACCAACCGATAGACCGCAGTCTCTACAAGTGATGCTGGCACAAGCTCATCACAAAAAATTAAGTTTGCCTCCATCCCCTCCAAAATATCACTTCTCTGCTCATAATAATGGAAGAAACATTGACTACCATTGGGCAAAACGAAGCTCGCATTGGTGAATCCGTTTTTTTGCGTGTAACTCACATTTCCCACCCTACCCATCTTCTTTTTGCCCTTAAACTCACTCGGCAAATACTTGTACACGCTGGGTTGCAAATCTCGCACACTACTCTGGTTGGTCATGCTAAAAGCCACCACCTTGGCTTTAGGCTTGGTGACCATTACATCCACAAGTTTTCGGGAACTATAACTGGTCTTACCTGAACGGTTTCCCCCACTTATTAACAAGTGATCATAAGTTGTTAGTAAGTCATCAGCGTCCTTCCAATGGTCAGGGACAAACCCGTTGTAATATGCATCTTCTTCCTCCTGCCGAATAATCTCAGCCCGTGCAGGCTTCAATACGTTCTCTATCAAATGAGTACCCTGCTCCTCACCATATTGCTTTTTAATATCAGCAATGGTGTCGGCATCAAGGTCCTGAAGAACGGGGTGCTTCACGTTTTCAATTTAACGGGGTTGAAAAGTTTTGTCGGTATATCAAAAAACTCTTCGGTGCCATCGGGCACATACTTGTTGGCCACACTCACCACCTGACTCTCAGCAATAATAGCACTCTCTATGGTCATGGCGTGTGTGCATTCGTGATTCAAAACCCAATAAGTAAACGGTCGGTCCATCAACCGTTTTTTGCGATACGGTATGTGAATGGTGGAATAAGGAAACTTGGGTCCCGTCCAGCCAGACCGCACCTCCACCTCATGGTGCTTGAGCGATAATTCCTTAACATCATGTTTCTTGTCCTCCGCAGCGTTCACATAGGAACCCCCACTTTGTA